ACTCGGGGTGGTCGTTGATTCAGGCCGACGCTTTGCACAAGTTGCAGACACAAAGGTCGCAGATGTCAACTCACAAGCTCCCGTGGGAACAACAGTAGCACTGATCGAACAAGGCTCGAAGGTTATCTCGAGCATTCATAAGCGCCTGCACTATGCTCAAAAAGCAGAGTTCCGTATGTTGGCTGAGATCTTTGCCAACAACCCAGTGCCGTATCCGTATCAGATTGGACCGAACATTAACCCACAGATTATGGCGCAGGACTTTGACGGGCGTGTAGATATTCTCCCAGTCTCTGACCCGTCAATCTTCTCAATGGCGCAGCGTTTGTCACTTGCACAAACACAGTTGCAGCTTGCACAGGCCGCGCCGCAGATGCACAACCTGTATGAAGCCTATCGTCGGATGTATGATGCGCTGGATGTGAAGAACATCGATGCAATTCTACCGGCACCGCAGCCACCACAGGCTATGGATCCTGCAATGGAGAACTCGAATGCTCTGAAGGGTATGCCGAGTCAGGCTTTCAAGGAGCAAGATCACCGTGCCCACATCCGTGTGCATGCATCGTTGATTCAGTCCCCTGCCATTCAGGCCAACCCGCAAGCCTTTGGTATTTTGCAAGCCCACGTTCAGGAGCATGTAGCTCTGTTTGCGCGTGACATTGTTGAGGCTGTACTGAAGAAGGGTGTGGACGAAGCACAGATGGCTGGTGAGCCAGTTCCGCAGATTGATCCTACAGTGACTGATGCGATGATTGCCCAGCAGATTGCTGAGACACTTGAGCAGTTGTCACCACTGTTGATGCCACCACAGCAGCCAGATCCGCTTGTTCAGATCCGTCAGCAGGAGTTGCAGAACGATACTGCCGAGATTCAGCGTAAGATGCAGAACGATCAGATGGATTACCAGATGGATCAGGCTAAGATGCAGCAGCAGATGGACTTGGCTATGCAGCGTTTGAACGCACAGATGGATGTGGCAAATCAGCGTAACGATGTGAATGTCTATCGTATTAACACACAGGCTGACTTGGCTCGTGAGCGGAACCGTGGACAATGATGATGTGGGACATGCACAACCGCACTACTAAAGAGCAGGCCAAGGAGAATCGTAAGAAATGATTCAAGCACTAATAGGTCCGGCGACCGAGTTGATCGGTAAGTTCGTCGAGGACAAAGATCAGAAGAACAAGCTGGCGCATGAGATTGCCACTATGGCGGAGCGTCATGCACAGGAGCTTGCCAAAGGTCAGTTGGCTATCAACGCTGAAGAAGCCAAGTCACGGAATATTTTTGTGGCGGGTTGGCGACCAAGTGTTGGCTGGTGCTGTAGCTTGGCCCTGTTCGCTCATTTTTTGGTCTTCCCTACTATGGATGTGGTAACTGCGTATATGGGTGTTGCGCCGGTAGCCTACCCTCAATTTGATATGGACAGCTTGATGACTGTCTTACTTGGTATGCTTGGGCTTGGTGGAATGCGTAGCTTCGAGAAGGCCAAGGGCTTAACAAAGTGAGTGTAGAGACTTTCCTCAAGTGGAAGATTCTACCTCGTTTTATGATGCTGATGAGTACGTTAATGTCGTGGCGCTGTGCTGAGTGGTTTATGGCTTTGCCGGAACCTAGCTCACAGCAGTCGGCTTTTGTAAGTGTGGTTATGGGCGTCATGACTGGCGTCTTTGGGATTTGGATGGGTCATGAGCACAAAAAAGATTAGCCCGTGCGTAGGTGTTTGTGTCTTGGACGAAGAACGTGTAAGATGTATTGGTTGTGGGCGCACCATAGACGAGATCATTAACTGGGGAAAGAAATGGCCGGACCAAGAATAAATCAGTTCGCAGACGATCTTGGTATTAATCGTTCTTCCGCAAAGAAACTTTTAAAGAAAGCCCGTGGTCGCAAGGACGGCGGCTCAGAGACATTGGAGAAATATATGTCTAATACTGGTGACTGGGAAAGCGTTGTAAAGCCGCAAACTAAAGAAGAAGATGCGAAAACTAAAGAGCGCATGATAAAGAAGTTTGATAAAATGAAAAAACTTCGTGAACAGCAAGCAAAAGAAATGGAAGAAGGCGTTAAGGCCAAGGACGGCAAGTATATGTCCTGTGGCGGAATGCGTAAAGCCGTTGGCGGCGGGAAGTTTACCGGAGTTTACTAATGGCATTTACTGCTGGAGATCCGGGCGAAAGCTCCATTGATGTCGACGTAGGCAATGCACTAGGTGGTGGCAGTGTCAGTAGCTCTAATGACAAAGACTTTGGCTCTGACTCGGGTCCGCAGTCCGGTTCTAATGTAGGCAGTAAAGACTTTGGTCAAAACCTTCAAAACAGACCACAAGGTCCTGCCTTTGGTGGTATGGACATGTCGCCCGGTCGTTCGCGCTCTATGTTTGGAACAACCTACGGTACGCAACTTGCTGGCATAGATCAAAACCGCTTTAATCAGATGCGTGGTATTACTGCCACAAACCCCTTCGGCAGCGACAATATATTTTCTAAGTATTTAGGTATTGATCCTAAGAACATAGATTATAGTGATAACATCAGTCTTTCAAATCGCCTGTCGATTGCAAACAATCAGTTCTCAAAGTTCGTAAATCCACAGAACAGAAAAGGCATGCCGGGATACAACCCCGCATATCCTACGGCTGAAGAAGGTAAGCTTCGAGCAGGGGTTCAAGACGAAGGCTACATGACGGCCTACGGTCCCGTTATGGAGCAGGCTCGTCAACAATCCACTGGTGAGATGATTGCTCGTGGTTTGTTTGGTCTTACGCCACTCGGCCCGATTGCTTCTATGCTGGGTACGCAGGAATATGGTCTTCCGGGCCAGCCCGGGTTTGAGTCATTTGATCCTAACAATCCACGCCAAGGCGGCGGTATTCTTGGTGCTATGCTTGGCGGTCTAAACCCAACTCAAGCCAAAGATGCTCTTGTTGGTGCTTTTGCTCCTGTGGCTCCAGCCCCAACGCCAACTTCGATAGGCACTGCTCCAGTGGATCTAAAAGGTTTTGAGAACAGGTTTAGTCAGCACCCCCTGACTGGTGAGACAACCATTGAGCCATCAGGTTCTTCTATCGTGGATGGTAAAACCGGCTTTCAAACAGAAACACTTCCTGATGGAAGTGTTCGATCAGTTCAAACAACAGGCGGTATGACTAAAGCAGAAGCAGATGAAATAAAAAACAACTTTGAAAACACTAAGAACCTTAGTGCCGAGGAAGCTGCCGCTCGGGCTATGGAAAGACTAGAAAACTCTTCATATAACTTTTTCACTGACCCTCAAGCTGGGGGGACATACCCATCAGCTATGACTGGAGAACAGTTAGCGGGACTTTTTGGAGAGAATCCTAAAGCTGCTGGTTTCCGCGATCTTGGGGGAATGATAAAGTCAGTTATTGACGGAGAAAACCTACCCGACAATCAAAACATGTATGGCCCGGGGATGCCAGACCAGACTCCACTGACGCCTGATGAATTGAACGATATCCTTGCTCCCTCTGGTATGGAGTTAGGTCGTGGTCCTTCAACAGCAAATCAATACGCTCAAGTAGACTACTCAAACCTTACTGATGTTGGCGGCAACATATATCAGGCAGGACAGCAAAAAAGTGCTTTTGACAGCTTCCTTGAGACATTCGGAATGAAAGAAGCGGGCAGACGACCAAGCGGGCAGATTTACTCCCCCGCTGGAAACAATAAATCTTTTTTTGATTACTTGGGATTTGGACAATGAAGATAGAGATTAAACTAATTCCTGACGGACTCGACCTCGGAAAAGCAATTCAAGACGGCATGCCTGTTGATAAAATGCAGAACGCATGTCCTATTGCCACACAGGATGTAGAGACTAACGAAGAGAACCAGCGGTTCGCGATCAAAGATCATCAGTACGGACCGGCTGTTAACCCAGAAGAAAGCTGTGGAACTTGTTCAGTGTTCAACATTACTGAGCATATGCAGCATTGCATGAAGGACGAGAGCGGCGAGGTAGGCTATTGCCAGTTGCTAAAGTTTATGTGCAGTGCTAAGAATAGTTGTGCAGCTTGGGAGGAAGGCGGACCACTCAGTGATATGCCTTGTGACTGCGGCAAGCCAGACTGCGGATGCGGGATGGAAGAAGACTAAATTCATTTGAGGGGCAAATGGACGTTTTAGACTTTATTAATCGGTATCAAAAGATACTGAACTCAAGAATTGAGTCTGTCAGTGAAGGTATTACTTACGGTAATGTCAAGGACTGGGAAGACTACAAAGCAAGAGTCGGCGAAATACAGGGTGTCGCCTACGCTCTTGATGAACTCAAGGCCCTGCTAAAAAAGGTTAACTATGTCGAAGACACTGATCGTACCTGACTACATCCTCGCGCAACGTGAGGCCAAGAAAAAGGCCGAAGAGGCCGCAAAACAAAAGCCCCTATCAGAACGAGTACCACAACCCACTGGCTGGCGATTGCTTGTCATGCCGTATATGGGTCGCACAAAGACTGATGGCGGTATTTACGTTCCCGATCAAGTTAGAGAAAGAGAGTCACGCGCTACTGTCGTAGCGTATGTGGTGAAGCTCGGCCCTCTTGCATATAAGGATCCCGACAAGTTCGGCGATAGTGATCCTTGGTGTAAAGAAGGAGATTGGGTGTGTATTGGACGTTACGCTGGATCTCGATTTACAATCGAGGGTGGTGAAGTCCGCATCATCAACGATGACGAAGTCATCGCAACGATCGTCGATCCAGACGATATCAAGTCATACGGAGGGTAGTTGTGTCAACTAACGCCGCAGAAATGGAAGAAAAAGAAATCGAGGTTGTTGAAACCGAAGAGGTCGAAGCTTCAGAAGCAGAGATCGCTGAAGAACAACAGGAAGAGATCGAAGCTCAGAGTAAAGAAGATGAGTTATCTGACTACTCTAAGTCCGTTCAGCAACGTATTAGCAAGATCACGCATAAATATCGTGAGGAGGAAGCCCAAAGAAAAGCCGCTGTTGAGTTTGCATCGGAAGTAAAGAAGCAGAATGATGAGCTTCGTCAACGTCTAGAGCAACTTGATCAGTCTTATGTAGGTGAATTTGGTTCTCGTATTGAGTCCCAGATTGAGTCTGCGAAGCAGGCGTATCAAAAAGCCTACGACGAAGGCGATGCAGAGCAGATGTTCGAGGCCCAGAAAAACCTGAGCAAGTTGGCTCTTGATCAGGCACAGCTTGAGCAAGCTCGTAAGCGGCAGGAAACAGAGCAAGCTCGTCGTGAGCAAGCTGTTGAGGCCCCTGTCCAGCAGCAACCCACACAACAACAG